CACCCGGGGTGGGGCACGCGGCCGGCGGACGATCAAGCCCCGTCAGCCCCGCCCACGGCCTCGCCAGCCCATCACAGACCGATCATCGTTCGTTGATCGGTTCGTTATCCAGCGTGATCGGGTCCACCTTGACCGTCTTGACCGCCTCGAGATGCAGTTGGCCCAGGTTCAGGTTGACCTGAACGCCCTTGCTGTCGCCGTATCTGGCCGCGTCCCACTTGCCGGCCAGCCAGCGCCTCACGTCTGTGCGCAGCCTGGCCTTCTGGATCTCCTCGACCGCGGCGTCGTCCGCGATCGCCAGCGTCTGGGTGGCCAGCAGGTCGGCTGCTCGCGTGCGCGCACGGGTGAAGGCCGCGCTGTTCTCTGCGTCGTCCAGCCACCTGTTGATCGATCCTCGAGGTATCTGCAGTTGTCCTGCGATTGCGTCCATGCTCAGACCCTGCTCCGCGAGTTCGAGAAGTCTTTCCTTACCCGACTCACCAGCCAGCACTGTCAGCCCGTTGCGTGTCTTCTTCTGTCCAGCCATTGCCCTGCCCCTTTCATGTCGTTTGCCCGTCTCCCACAGCCCCTCTTTGTCGTCTTCCCTGAAGGTTTGAAGGATGAAGGGTTGTCCAGAAACTCTTTTTCCACATGCATGCGTATGCGTATGTGTGTGTGATTGTCTATTTCGTCTCTCTAATCCTTCTAATCCTTCAAAGGCTAGGAAAATCAAAGACTTAACTATTCGTAGTACTATTCAGTAATGCTTCTTATTTTTCCAATAACCTTCATAGAGAAATGAGGCATTTTATGACTGCTGTATCTCTCCTATTCCCACTTTATCATTGTCTGTCCCCACCATCTTTCTGCCCCTTACGTTCAATGCTTACGGTATGGTATATTCATGCTTCTAAATTCTATGGAGGTTTTATGATCACTATTGACAAGAACGTGCCCGTCCCCGAGACAACATACAGCGACTTGCACCACCGATCTCGCTACCCATTTCCGCTCATGGAAGTAGGCGACTCGTTCGCCATCGAACCGGGCGAGGGAGAGACAATCGCACGCTGTGCCAAGCGTCTCTACAGCGCATCTCGCCAGGCATCGAACCGCCTGTTCCGCAACCCATACGCCTTTCTCGTCAAGAGCGAAGGCAACGGCGCTCGCTGCTGGCGAGTGCGGTAGACCGGATGCGGCCGGGTTCAACTGAGCCCGGCCCTTTTCCTAGCTTCAGCTACCCGATCGTAGTCGTCCCTGCACTCGGACGAGCAAAACAGCATCGTCTCGGGCAGCCCCTCCTCACAGAACCAGCAACGGCCAATTGGCCTCAAATTGCTCCGTCGCCGGTTATCAAAGGCGGTCCTGATGCTCATCTCTATCTGTGCCTGCGCCAGATCTGCTTCGTCTGCCATGCCTACTTCCCCCCTGCCAATGTGAGTGCCGCACGATGGATGCGGGCGTTGAACCAGCGCCTGATCGCGTAGGATCTGGCGACCGAAATGATCGTGTAGATTGCACCCAGGCCGAGATTTTCCATCAGGCTTATCTGCCACCCGAAGATCGGAAAGATGATCAGGTTGGCGATAAAGTTGATGGAAAATCCTATCAGGACGTTGATCCACGCCTCGATGAACGAGCCCAGCCGGGACTGGCTCATGTCTCGTCCTCGATCGTGTAGTGGCGCGGATTGGCCCCTGCGTGCTTCTCGAGGATCTCGGCCGAGCGCGCGTTCAATTGGGCGTAAAAGGGCTTGGATTTGGGTGGCCGGTCGTCCGTCCACATGTCCTGATGCATCGCGTCACGCAGGACCGTCATGCAGGCGAGCAGCTTCGTGATGTGGCTCATGCCCGAGTCTGGATCTTCGTCCTCGCCCTCCCACCAGGCGATCAGGTGGCGAAGCGCCGCGTCGTAGTAGACAGAGGCGCGGACGCCCGCTGCCCGATAGTTGTGGCGGCCGTACTTGCTTGCCCCCTCGAGCATGGCCACGCCGATCTCGGCCAGGACATTGCCCGGGACAGTCGAGAGCGGAGCCTTCCTGATGCCGATGGCGTCCTTTGGGTTGGTGTCCTTCTTGTCGATCTTGTCGGCAGTTGTTTTCTTCTTCATACGTTTCCTTAGATGATCAGGGCCATGATGCCGGCCGCGTACATGACGACAGCCGCCGCCTCGACGAGGACGAGCGGCGTGTCACGCTGCAGCCAGCCGGCCACAGCCCACAAACCCGACCCGACCAAACCCAGAATGATGTTGGCCGGGTAGATGTTGAACGATGTCAGCCCAATGCCCACGAGGCAGAGCGTCGTGCCCGCCCACTTAATCGCCAGCGGCTTTGGCATATGTCCTTTTCTGTTCCTCGATCAGCGTCTCCCTGATCGTCTCTGCCCGGGCCTCCATGCGCGCCCACTCCATGACCAGGCGCAGTTGGTCGAGGTTGCCGACCACGGCCGTGCGGCCCACGTCCATGCCGTAGTCCGTGGCCACCCTCTTGATGAGTTCGTTCGTGAGTTCGCGCATGATCAGAACACTCCGAGCCAGATGCCGGTGCCGTGGATCCAGGCGATCGGGAACAGGATCGCGCCGGCAATGAGAAAGCCCCACGAGCCCGTGTAGAGGCACACGACAATGTGCGTGAGCCATGATGTGAATACCCAGACGACAAGAAGAAAAGCGCCCAGTGTTGATCCCATTTCAGTCTTCATTTGCTGTCCCCCATTTGTTCGTCGATTGCGTCGTCGATGTCCTTTGCGTTCTCAAACCAGTACTTCTTGCCTGGCGGCCTGATGTAGATGCCGGCAATTGACGGGTTGTCCTTTATGGCCTGCTCCAGGGCCAGACGCAGAAAGCGGTAGCGCCGCGCGTCCTGCTCGATCATTTCAGCCTGCCCTGTCTGTCCGTGTACTGACACATCCAGCGCCGCGCCTCGGCCACTTTGGATGGCTTGTCGTCGAACCAGTAGAGCATGCAGGACTGGTCCCGGTGCTGGGCAAACATCTTGACCTGATGCTTGTAGTGCAGGGCGTACTTGTTCTGGGCTTCTTCATAGCCGGCGCTGTATGCCGCCCTGACCGAGTACTTCGAAACGGCAAAGCCGATTACGGCACCCGCCAGCAGCCACATCAGGGCGCTCTTTGCCCGCTTGCTTGGTTCGGTAGTCGTCATGCGGATTTTCTCCTTCTTCTTGGTTTTGTGATTTCAGGCAGCTTCCAGACATCGATCTCGCCCCCCGTGCCGGGGTCGAATTCGGCGGCGATGGCCACCGCCTCCTTGGGACTCAGGCCAAGACGCATGGCCGCAAGCGCATACGGCGCGCCAGATCCGATGGCGTAGAACTGGTTCTTGATCTTCACGGCAGTGAGGATGCCCTCGTAGACGTAGATTCCGTCTGGCCTCAACTCGATTGCCTCAATGTCCAGATCGTCGTCGGCTTCGCCGCCCTTGTCCGTCAATTCGTGAAATTTGATGCACTTGTCCCAGTCGCCGGCCGCACCGCGGCAGTAGTCCTCGCCAAATCTCAGCTTCGGCACCAGATAGTGGCTGCTGTCGTCCGAGCATTTAGAGTCGGCTGCGATTTCCCTGAACTTCATTGATGCGGCAACGGTTGTCATCACTCACCACCTGTCGGGTAAAAAGTTGTTGTCTTCGTTCCACCAGTCGTTTGCTTCCTTGTCCCGGCGGCGCTTCTCGATCTCGTCGCGGGCCTTCTTGCGAGCGATGGTCTTCTCCCTGGCCCGTGAGATGCTTGGAGCCTTCTCGACCTTGGGCTTGCGCGGTGCGCGCTCTGGCTCACTCTCGAGAAGCGTCTCTTCGGTCTTGAATCTTGTCTTGCACGTCATGCACTCACGACGGCGAACGGTGCCGCGCGTCTCGAGAACATGCGTATTGCCACCGCATTTAATGCACTTCATTTGTTGCCCTCCTTTTCTCTGAAGGATTGACCCCGAATTCTCCCGGGTTGTGGATCAGTTCAACGCCAATGAAACCCATGCGGCCGGCGATGGGATCTCGCCACTTCTGAAAGCCGCGGTCCTTGAGTGCTGTCGAGAGCCTCTTCATGCTGCCTGCGTACTCGCCATTCTCGCCGCACCATTCGCGCCAGTCGTCATACAGGCTGGACGAAAGCACCGTGCCGCCCCCGATGACGTGACAGCGCTCCTTGATCCAGCGCCCGAGTGCGTCCTCGTCTTCGAAGTATTCCTCGGTGGCCACCAAGACCTCGAGCGGTGGCGTCAGTCCCTCGAGTTGCCACTTCAGGCAGCCCTCGATCAGCCAGGCCAGGATCTGTGGCCACTCGCCGCGCAGCGTGTCCGTGAGGAAGGGATCGGGCTTGGCCGGCTTTGTCGTGAACGGGACAAGGTGCAGGCGTCGGCGGATGCCTTCGTCCACGTTGCGCAGTTCAGGCTTGTGGTTGCCCAGGAAATTCAGTTTGAAGGCCGGCATGAACGTGAACTCGTCCCGGTGCATGAAGCGCGCCGTGATCGGCTCGCCGCCCGTGAGTTCCTTGATGCGGCTCTCGTTCCACCGCTTTCCGCCCTGTGTCTCGGACGCGAAGACAAAACGAGCCCCTCTCAAACGAGCCAGTTCCGTGGGGTGCCGGTCAGAGTTCGAGGCAGTAAATGTCTCCATTGTAGTCTTTGATGCGTAATCCCCCAAGATGCCGGCGATCGTGTTGACCAGGACAGACTTGCCGTTGCCGCCCGAGCCGTGCATGAAGACGATGTTCTGCTCGATCGTCTGGCCCGTCAGGCAGTAGCCGAAATACTTCTGCAGGTAGGCCACCACCTCTTCGTTGTGGGCCTGCGTCTCGCTCAGAAATGTCAGGAAGCGCTCCGGCTTTTTGGTGAAGTCAGGCGTCACGGCCGTGCGCTTCATAAACAACTCGCCCGGGAGCCGATCACGAAAAATGCCGCTCTTTAGGTCGATGACACCCGCCGCAGTGTTGAGCAGCATCGGATCTGCATCGAACTGTTCGGCGCGCACGGCAATGCGGCTGTCGGCCTTGGCGTAGTTCACACACGATGATCGTGCGGCCGTGGACGCCAGTGAGAGCGAGATACGATCGACCTTGCTTGCGTTGAAGTCGGTGCGCTGCAGAACCTCGTTGGATGCCGCGGCGAGCAACTGGCCAGACCAGTCGTGGACGCGCAGCGTCTCGTCTGGAGACCAGCGCGTCTCGTCCCACACCAGCCAGCCGCCCATCGCCTCGCAGTACTTGATCTCGTGGCCGTGGGACTTGATCAGGCGCGATGCCATTGCCCGGTCCGAGTACTCTGGCGGTGCCAGGCCGGAGACGGCCGCCGGCTGCTTTTCTTCCGTTACATCGAATTCTGTGGCTGCGTCGTTGTAGCCGTACCGGCGCGCCTTCTGCGCCAGGTAGTCCCAGCCGATGCGAAACGGGCTCTTCATCCTGGCCCAGTCCAGTTCCACGGCCTTGGCGTTGTTCTCGCCATGCTCCCAGCGGCTGGCCCACTCCTTGAAGATCTTGAGCCCGTCAGACAGATTGCCGCGGCATGCGCCCTTGATGGCGATGCCCACCTCGACATACTCGTCGTAGGATGGGGCGTCGTTCGGGATCAGCCCCACAGCGTCCTCCAGAGCCTCCAGAGACGGTGCCCAGAGCGACTCCTGGGGTACGTTACCCCTGTCGGTCGGAACGGCTCCTGCGCCCTCTCGTTCGCATTTGACGCCAAGGAACTCCAGTTCGGCCTGGATGGCGTCGAGCAATGCAAGTGCATTGTCCTTCGTGATGACGGTCAACTCGTCTGGGCTGGCCGGGAACTTGTCCCACTCGTAGGGCTTTCTGGTGCCGGGGTGGATCCCGCCGATCACATACTGCTGGCCGACGCCAAGGATCTCGACCAGGTGGCGCTGGCTCTCGTACTCCAGCCACAGACGCAACCGCCCGAAGGGCTCCGTCGCGCGGAACATCAGCAAGACCTTCGGATACCTGCCGACCCGACGAGGCGCTTTGCCGAGTTTCTGGATGGTGACGCGCTCGATGATCGATGTCAGTGATGCGTCTGTGCAGTCGATGTCGATGGCCGGGAATCGGTCGGCCTTCAGTCCGATATTTGCGGCGGTTGATTCCATTTTCTCCGCATCGGCGGCGGTGCATGGCGCTGCCTGCCACGGGTAGCCGGCCCAGCCGCTTGGCCCCTGCCTGCCGGGTGCCTTGCCCTGCGATTCCGGCTTGACCTTCGACAGCGGGGAAAGCGTGACCCCTGGCGGTATCACGGAGACAAGGTCGGTAAAGCCGGAAGTGAACAGTTCGGTAGCTTTCATGTTTCGTCAGATTCTCCTGTGTGGTTTTAGGATTATATGCCCATTATTTGCGGAAGCGGAACCCCTCCCAACCCTCGGCATTAAGCGGTAACCCTTCGGCCCACTCAGGTATTTCCTGCATGATCTTCTCAAGATCGTGCGCACTGCCCTCTGATTCGGGCAACTCACAAACGACCTCGTCATGCACCGAGAGAACTACCGGGAAGCCTCGGGCTTCAGCGCGAAGCATCGCATCGACCAAAACGTCGCGCGCTATGGCCTGGACGGCGTTTTCTGCCAGAAGGCCGGAGTATAGATCGTATGGCTGCCACTTGCGTGTGACGCTGTTGGTGCCGTAGACGCGCACGGCCTGCTGCGTCGTGCCCCAGGGTGTGTCGCGCTCGACCACCGTCGGGCTGGAGTAGCAGAGCAGCCTCTCGGACGGCAGGCGCATCCAGAGGTATCCATCCTTGCACATGAAGCGGATGCGGCCGCCGGCCGTGATCTGTCGTGTGCCTGGCTCGAGACACGCCTGCAGCGCGGCCTTCTCAAGCGAGCGCCACAACTCCACGATCGCGACATTCGATCCGCGATAGAGATCCACCACCTTCTTGGAATCTTCTGGCGTGATGTCGATGTCGGCCATCGTCTTGCATGCATCCACGAACTTCTTCGCGCCCATGCCGTAGCCCAGGCCGAGAATGGCCATCTTGCCCATCTGGCGCTGCGTCTTGCTGATCTCTTCGACAGGCGTCTTGTAGATCTTGGACGCCATCACCTTGTAGACATCGCCATTGCTGGCGAACGTCGCGAGCAGATCCTTCTCACCTGCAAGCCACGCCAGCACACGCGCCTCGATCGCGCTGAAATCAGCCGCCACGAGTTTGTGACCCGGCGCAGCCGTGAGCATTGCGCGCAGCATGGACGACACCACCTCGAGCGGCGGGTGGTGCAGATCGATCTCGTGCATCGATCGAGACAGCACCATCGGGATGTAGTCTTCAGGATTGGAGACGTTGCCTCTGGGAAAATTCTGCGGCTGCACGAGACGCCCAGCCCAGCGGCCAGTCGATGCGCCGTGATAGAGAAGCATGCCCCTGATCCGATCGTCTCGGCATGCCGCCTCGAACATGGCCTCGATCTTGGCCACGCTCGACTTGCCTGCCTCTTCACGGATCTTGAGCGCCTCGAGAACATCGGCCGGCAGATCAGTCTTCTGCAGTTCGCGCACCACCTGCTTGGTGATGCTGTTCGTGTCCACGCCACGGCTTTGCAGCCAGCGCGTGAAGTCGCCCACAGCCGTCACGGCCGGCACTTCGCCGTTGGTGATCTCTCTCAGTCTTTCGTTTGCGGCCTCGAGCGCCTTGGTTGCGACGTCGCGTGCCGCGCTGGCAAGTTCCCTGTCAAAGCGCACGCCTCGATCGTTGATTCTCTGATCGAGAATGAAGACGGCGCGCTCCTTGTCATCGAGCGGGCGCACCTTTGTCAGGACGGCCATCTCTGTGCGGACATCCTGAAGACAGTACTGCGAGAGGCGGTGGACGCGATCGGGAACATCCCACCAGACAGGCTTGCCGTCGGGGCCGTAGGACCGTGGCCTGGCCATGCGAAGCATCAGGTTCTGGCCGTCTGTGTCCTTCTGCTGATCGACGCGCAGCGCAGCCGCTGCCTCGCCCAGGGAGCCGGGCAGGGCCATTGCGCGCACTTCGGCCGCGGTGCAGTACCACTGCTCGATCGTCGTCTGTGGCCAGCCGTAGCGGGCCGACATGATCTCGTTCCAGATGACGCGCTCGAACTGGGCATTGAATGCGCGAAGCGCCTTGCCTTCAGTGATCCACTGGATCAGGCGCTCGTCGTTGTCGTTGCCCGGTCGCCACAGCTGTGGCTCTTCCCCCGGGAATGCATAGCCGACGCACCAAATGTCTGTCGTCTCATGCTGGGCATACGGATAGACGCCAGTGCGTCTTAGATCGATCGTTGAGCGCGTCTCGAAATCGACGCTGACGTAATCGGTATTCACTTCTTCTCCCTGTTGTCGTTCGCGGGCTTTGGCGTGTTGTCGTTGGCGGCGTTCATGCTCACTCCATGAATTCGTTCACCGATCCAGCGCATGACAGGAACGGCCATAGAATTGCCCAGCGCCTTGTAGCGCGGGCCGTCTGGCGATTCCGCAGACTTGCGCCACGGGATGTTTGTGTAGTTGTCGGGAAACCCTTGCAGGCGCTCGCATTCAACCGGAGTCAGGCGGCGAACTGCCATTGATTGCGCGACGGCTTGTGGTTGACCACGACCGTCCATGCAATATGCAGAACCGTCTAAAAGGTATTCTTTTCCTTGCGGCCCAGCTTCAGGCGATCGCCCGATGCAATGCGGGTGGATGCTGATCGGCTGCGCCAGATACATGCAGACCAGGCTCTCGACGCTGTCTACGTCTCTTCCAGGCCCGTTTGCGCCACCGCCGTTAGCGCATCCAGCAACGGCACCGGCAGCCGCTTCCCCCGCTTCTCTGCTCGGCGCAGTATCCCGGCGCAGGCTTTGGCGCTCAAAAAGAACCGCTGCGGCAGGTCGCCAGTCTCCAAGGTATCCGATAACGAAAACACGACGGCGTCGCTGGGCCACTCCGAAGAACTGAGCGTCAAGCACTCTGTAGGCGAACCCATACCCGAGTTGAGCCAGCGCCCCAAGGAAGGAACCAAAGTCCCGTCCTCCGTTGCTTGACAGGACGCCTGGGACATTTTCCCAGACGAACCATCGCGGTCGAAATTGGTCAAGAATTCCACAATAGACGAGGGCCAGGTTACCGCGAGGGTCTGCCATTCCTTTCCGCAGTCCTGCGACCGAGAAACTTTGGCAGGGGGTTCCTCCCACGAGAAGGTCAACTGGGTCATTTAATCTCCAATCCTGATATTTGGTCATGTCTCCCACATTGGGAATTGCGGGATAGTGATTGGCCAGTACTGCCGACGGGAATGCTTCGATCTCCGAGAACGCCAGTGGCTTCCAGCCCATGTGATGCCAGGCAACTGTCGCGGCCTCTATGCCGCTGCAAACTGAAATGTAGTTCACTTCTTCACCCCCCAGAAAAACAACCAGCCCCCGAAGGGGCCGGTGTAACGCTAGACGTTACAGATCGTTGAGATCTGCGGCGGCGTTTGCATCCGCCTCGAATTCATCTTCAGCGCGCATGCGGCCATCAAGACGATCGCCATCTGCGAGTTTCTGGACATTGTTCAGAGCGAACGCGACACCCTTGTTGCCTGCGGTGTCGTAGGCGTATGCACGCACGGATGCGCGCACATAGCAGCCGGCATAGACCTGACCGGGGTCAGTGATCTTTGCAGGCTTTCCGTCCTCGTCTGGGAAGATCGAGACGATGCCGGGAGCGGCCTTGCTCTTGATGCTGATGAAGACAGAACCCTCGGGGTATCCCTTGGCTTCTGCATCGGTACGGAACGGCGGACGAAAATCGCGCGACTTCTTCAGCGCATCGAACTTCGCGCCGAACTTCTCGCGGCCGACTTCATCGGCCAGCTTCTCCAGCGCCGTCAGATCGGTGCCGTCCTCGAACACGACTGTGCATGAGTAGACGGGCTCCTTGCCGTTGGGTGGGAGTTGAGGTTCAAACAGGTGGGGATAGGACAGACGCCCCTTGGGTGTAATAACAGCGGCCATGACTGGCTCCTTTCTTTACGGTTTCACTCGATCACGGGAACAGCCGCGAACTCCTGTGCAGCGTTTTTGACCGCTGCGGGTCGTTTGTCGTCTTCTCTTGCAAGTGTTACTCCACTCGATACAGAAGCGACAAATTCTGCCGGCATATTTTTCTTGCCGATTACTTTCTCAAATTGTGCCGGAGACTTGATCTTTTTGTCAAAGATCTCGTCTTCGTGCAAACCCTTACTTTTGGCCCACTCGACGACTTCATCCCGGTTGGTCCAGACGCGAGAGGCGCGCTTGTTCACCAGCTTGAAGCCGGGCACATACCGGCCGGCCTCGAGTTCGCCAAGCACATGGGCGCGAAGGGATCGGATCCAGTCTTCGACCTGGTCGGCATGGCTCAACAGGTGAGCCACCGTCTCGATCGGCATTGCCCGTGGGTCGATCATGTCTGGCATGGCTTCGCCAAACTCGATGCGCGCCAGTTCGAATGCCTGATCCCTGCGAGCGGGGCAGACGGCCGCCGCCTTGCAGAAGCGGCAATGTCCACCCGGCACCAGGGGAGCATTGGGCTGCAGCGTCTTCTCGACCGCCTCGATCAGTTCGGATGCGAAGTCGAGAAGATCGCCAGCGCCGAATGACTCTTCGCGGATCGGGCCGTCTGGGTGATTGGCGCGCGGCTGAATGATGCCGGCCACGATCTTCTCGCAGGGCTCGTCCTTCTCCAGGGACAGCAGAGCGCCGAGTGCGTAGTACCGAAGCTGCTTGTTGCCGATCGCATCGACCGGGACGCCAGCGCCGTGCTTGTAGTCGTAGACAAAGAGCGTCTTCTCGGAGCGGCGATAGATCAGGCAGTCGCAGGTGCCGAACATTGGCCGGGGCGGGGCGAGGCGCTCGAGCGTGACACGCTGCTCGAGACGCAGATCGTCGCCTGGCCGCATGAGGCGCTTGACGTGATCGACATAGACCTGGACGGCCTCGGCCATCTCTTCGGTGACTTCCCAGCCCTCGATCTCCATGCCCACCCAGAACTCGGCGTCTCGTTCCTTCTTGAGCGCCAACTCTGCAAGCGCATGTGCCGTGGTGCCCTCGATCGCGTACTCCGAAGTCTTCTCGGGTATTCCTCGAGACAGGGACACGGAACCGGGGCACGCCGTCCAGCGGTATGCAGAAGACGCACCATGTTCAGAGTGCAGTTTGATGAGTTCAGTCATTGATGGCCTCTGTGAGTTTGGTCTGAACGTCAAGCAGCTTCATCGAGACGCCCTCGAGCAGCAAAAGCAGCGCGTCTATGCTTGTGCGTTCTTGCGCATCGACTGCGACATCGACGATGGCGTGAATGATCTTCAGGTCGTGGATTGCGTCGTCCACAATCATCATCTTCGGGAAATTGATCAGGACTGGACATTCATCGTCGGCGTCATCCAGCATCCGCCAGGCTTCGCGCTCCACGATCATTCCCCGGCCGCGGCAAGAATCGCGGCAGCGTTGTCGTCCTTGATCTCGTTAGTGCGCTTCAGACCAAAGCGCGCGAGCAGTTCACGGCCCTTCTCGACGCCGTGCTTTGCGGCGTAGTCCTTGACGGCCTGGGCTGCGTCGGCGGGTGTGGCGCTGGGCGCTTCAACTGTGACCTTGGGTGTAACGCTAGGCGTTACAGATGTAACTTCAGGCGCTTTGGCCGCCTTCGGTTGGGCCTTGGCGGCGGCCAGCACTTCCTCGTTCTTGGTGATGCCCACTTGAAACGAGCCGCCTGCGGCCGGCACAATGAGCGTGACGATGCCGCGCTTGAGCGCGTAGTTGATGACGCTGTCTGCTTCTTCAAAGGTGTCGCATTCTGCGCGCAACTGTCCCCCGTTGAATCCAAATCCAAATGTGATTTTCATACCCTGTTCTCCTGTTCGATTACTTCTGAAATAAGCCGGCTCTTCCGCGCCAGCACTGCGGTGACGGCCTCGTCAATGCTTCCTGCAAGGCCAATCATTCGGACAATCACTGGCCGTGTCTGGCCAATGCGGTGCGCACGCTTTGCAGCCTGCACATTGTCTGATGGGGTCCACGATGCCTCGGCAAAGACGACATGGTGGGCGGCGTGAAGGGTCACGGCCGTTGCGCATGCCTGGATCTGGCCAATAAAGACGCGACACTTTGGGTCTGTCTGAAAGCGATCGATGGCCGATGCGCGCGAGATCTGGGGCGTTGAGCCCGTGATGACGGCGCAGCCATAGTCGTGCAATTCGTCGTGCAGCCGGGAGATCACGCCGCGGTGGTGCGCGAAGATGATGACCTTCTCATACTGCTTCTGCTCGAGTTCATCGACGATCATCGATGCGATGGCCGGTGCCTTCGCCATGCCCGTCAGGCGGCGCAGCGTGGCCATTGCGACTGTGTCGGGGAGTTCGGTCTCTGCGTCTGCTTCCTTCATCAGATCCCTGATGACGGCCATCTCTTCCGAGTTCTCGAGCGCCTCGAGTTCCTTTGCGGCCTCGGTCGGCTCGAGTACCGTGTCCTCCCACATGATCGGCGGGAGATCCTTCAGGACATCCTCGGCCCGTCGGCGCAGCATGACGCTCGACAGGCGCTTCTTGAGTTCGGGCACATTCTTGTTGCCGACCACCTTGAGCCCGTAGGGCGTGGCCAGGACGTTGCAGTACCGCTTGATGAAGGCGTCGTAGTTGCCGGGATCGGGCAGCAGTTCCGGCCACAGGGCGCGAAGGTGGGTGAAGATCTCGGAGACATCATTCGGTGCTGGCGTGCCGGTGAGCAGCCAGACGCGCTTGGCACACTCGATCAGGCCATCGCCGCGGCAGAATTGGCCATAGATCGCCTTGGTGCGCTTTGATGTCCTCTCCTTGAGGTAGTGCGCCTCGTCGAGGATCATCACATCGGGCTGCATCGCGCGTATGGTGCTGCGGATGTCTTCGCGCAGCCGAACGCGGTCATACGAGATGACGTATGTCGTGATGCCTGACGCATCCCACTTCGGAAATTCTCGGACCCACATCGGCACGGCGATCGCAGGGCAGATGATGACAACCCGCTTGGCTTCGACAGCCTGGCACGCGATCACGGCTTGCGCCGATTTTCCCAGGCCCATTGCATCGGCCAGAAGCGCCTTGTTGCGTTGGGCGAGGAACAGAGCGCCATCGGCCTGGAAGGGGAACAGGTTCACAGTGCGCACTCCCAGCGGTATTTCGGTTCTGCGACTACCGCTTGCTCTATTCGGCCGGGGCGCGTGGCCCATCCGTCTGCTTTTCTTTTCTTGAGTGCTGCCGCCAACTCCCAACCAGCGCCGCGCAAAGACGCCCCGCTTTCAGATTGCAGCGTGTATGTCAGGATTTTCTTGCCACCCATCGCCGACCACACGCGGCGCGCGGCCCCGTAAAGAAACGAACATGCGTTTCGAGGGGCGTCATCCTTGACGCACAAACGGGCAACTTCCGCCGTCAGACCATCATCAAGCGCTCTAGCCAGCGGCCGAGTGACAATGACAACCCCGACAACCTCATCGCCCTCAACGGCTGCTAAAGAAAAGCGTGCCATTACTACAGCCTTGTTGTGCCGGTGATGCGCCGTCACAAAAGCGTTAGCCTCTTTCAAGGTGAAGGGGCGCACGATCACAGCCCGGCCCCATAGGTTGCGATCAATGTTGCGTCGGCCCGGCCGTCGTCTTTGACGCGGGCGAACAGGTTGGCGTGGATCGGGTAGAGTTCGATCGCGCGGTTGCGGGCTCCGTCCTTGCCGCCCTTGACGCGCATGGCCTTTGTCCACTCGGCCGGGGGCACAAGGGTCTGGGGCACGCCCAGGCCGGCCAGAGAGCCTTCTATGACCCCCATAGCCCTGCCAAATGCGAACATGGATGCCACGCCCTGACCCGGCATGGAGTGGACGGCCTCGACAAAGGCAGCGTCTGGGTTGGCCTGCTTCAGGAGATCGACGAGAAGGGCGGCATTGACTTGGCGCACCTGCCGCGTGCCACGCTTTATCGTGACCGTCGGCATGTCGTAGATCTCGAGCATCCCCGTCTTGGTACAGAGAAGACAAAGGGCGCCCGATGCGCCCACGTCGATGCCAAGAATCCGGCTCATCTCTGAGTCTTCATCAGTTCGAGAGCGGCCTCGAGTTTGATCAGGCTGGAGAGCCTTGGCTCGACCCGGCCACCCTTCCATCGTGATACCAGAGACGGATCGATGCCGGCCGCCTTGCAGACCTCCGCAACGGAGAAGCCGGCCTTCGAGATGTCGTCCAGTAGCCCTACCAGTAGTGTTTGTGCATTCATAGTGGACTTATTTTACTAAGCCCTTGTACTTTATGCCAATTCCCGCTTGATCCCCCTATTCGGTGTAGGGGAATTGCCGGGATGTTTCAGGAATGGCGGTGCGGGTGATCCGGCGGGTATTCAGGAGTCGTAGGCCGAATCTACAGAGTGCGGGGGTGAAAAATAATGAACCACGAATACCTGACGCCTTACCTGCTTCACAAGCGCTGGGGCGGCGCAATTTCCCCGAAGACGCTGGCCAACTGGAGGGCGAAACAAACCGGCCCCCGATGGTCCAAGATCGGAGGCCGTGTAGTGTACGCGATGCAGGACGTAGTGGATTATGAGAGGCGATCCAATACGGCTTGAGCCGTAGTGTTGAGAATTGGCCGTCTGGCGTCTTCCATCAAAAATGAGTAGCGTTCTGCAGTAATGTTGGGGTTTGAGTGACGCAATAGGCTTCCAATCACTTCAAGACTTACGCCTTGAGCCAGCGCGATGCTCGCGAAGGATTTTCTCAAGTCGTGAACGCGAAGATTCTCTAGCTTCGCAACGTGGCACAACTCTCGCCACATCTTGCCATAGGCAACCAAAGGATACCCGACGCGCGCACCCGCGATGAGCCAAGGATTGCCCGGCGCGCGTCGATATAGTTCTCCAAGCAATTGCATGGCCGCATCGGGCAGCGCCTTCTCGTCCTCGCCCGTCTTCGTGTCTGGCCAGTTGATGCGCCTGTTCTCCCAGTCCACCCAGTCCCAGCGCGCCTTGATGATCTCCGAGACGCGACAGCCGGTGAGCAGCAGGATCGTGACCAAGGCCGAGAATCGCCAGCGCATGTCGGACTGATCGCCATACTCGCGCAGGGCCGCACCCAGCCGGCGAGCCTCTGTCTCCGTCAGATAGCGTCTGCGCTTGCGCTCCTTGTAGTCTCGCATCTTGCGGCCGCGGGCCGGGTTGTCCGTGCGCCAGCTTTTCTCGACGGCGATGTCGATGGCGATGGCCAGCATCTCGCGCACCCGGTTGTAGGTGATCGGGCGCTCCCTGTACTCGATGCGCATCTCGCGGATGTCGGCCGCGTTTACTTCATCAACCCGGCGATCGCCGAATCGAGGCAGGATGTGGTTTTTCCAGTAGCCCTTGTAGTTGGACACGGTGCCCGGCTTGCACAGACGATAGTGGAGCCGCTCGAACTCGGCGCAGAGCGCTGCGAAGGTGGGCGTGTTCCTCTGCACCCGTCTGGCCACCGTAGGGTCTTCTCCACCTCTGGCCTGGCGCAGGAGATCGAGCGCCGCCTGTCTGGCCTCGTCGGGGTGCATCCCGAGGCAGCGGCCGATCGTGTGCGTGCGCTGCTTGCCTGCCTGGGTGCGGTAGCGCAAGACCCAGGACTTGACGCCGGAGGGCAGCACGATCATGCCAAAACCCGGCACGCTCTCGTCCCAGATCCAGTACCGCTCGGCCCTTGTCTCGGCGGCCTTGATGGTGGCCTTGGTGATTCTCATGCGCGCAGACCCTTTCCTCGCTGTGCGCGCACGGTGCGCGCAAAATGCCGGGATTCACTGGGTCTCAAGATGATCAGGCGGGTGGCCAGATGTCAATGATTACGGGCACTTAGGGATGGTGCGGGATAGGGCGGGAAGGGTAAAAAACAGGCTCATAACCTGAAGGTCACAGGTTCAAATCCTGTCCCCGCAACCAATATCCCCTTGAAAAGCCTCGCATTTTGCGGGGCTTTTTTGTTGTCTGCGCTCACGCCTGCGACATGTGCGCGCAATATGCGCACAGAAAAAAGCCCCGGCACTTGGCCGGGGCAACTGTCGCCAGGAGGGAGCGACCACAGGAGTATTCCGGGAGCCATAGTAACGCCTGTGTTGTTTTTGCGCAACTCCGGGTAAGACCCTAGTCCTGTACGTTGACTTTTAGTCCTATACCCGGAAAATCGGGGTTGTAGTGATTTTCAACGAACAGGAGATTTCAATGATGACAGCAACACACGACAAAATCGAAGACCGCATCGCGGTTCTTGATGACGCGGGCCTGATCACTCTGGTGCGCGATCTGGCCCGGCGGGTGGACTATTACAACGCGGCAGAGGGAAGTTCCTACGCCAACGAGACCCCAGTGCGGGATCTGGCCAAGTCAAATTTCTGGAAAGCGTTTGCCGCAATGAAGGAGCGCGGCCTAAAGACTGATCTGACGGAGTTCATGTTATGAAAATTAATCGCGGGTATACTCAATCTCCCAACAAGTACAGATCACTAAATCTGCACCTGTCCGATTTGCGGGAGTACAAACGCAAATTGTCAAGGATGTTATTGATCTCGATCTTGTCGATTCTCGCCGCTGCGTTTCTTGGATGGAACGCATATGACGCATCTCAACTCACTTTGAAAAACTGTATGGAAGCCAACAACAAAATGAACATAGCCGCCTCGGAAGCACTCGTCTCAATGAATGCTCGCTCACGCGAATTGAATGATCTGTTGTCTGGGCCGAAGGTGGATCTCGACAAGGCGCTTGTGGCCGTGCAAGATCTGCGCGTGGCCACAGGCGTTCTGCGTGGCCATCTGTTTGGGTTGGGAGAGAGAATCGAATGAGTGCCGGCCTCACACCAGAGCAGCGTTATGAAGAGATCATGGCCGCAGTTGTCGCGGCCATTGAATCTGAGCAGCCCGATGGGCCGGCTCCGTTCTCTCTTGAAACTGAAAAGCGCGTGGATTTTGTTTCGAGACTGGTGCGGCAGGCTTTGGATATGCCGCAGTTGGATTAGTCGCCCAGAAGACCCGGAACTCTTTTTTGCTGTTCCATGTAGTTCATAACGCCGTCTAGCCAACGCTGGTCGGCGTTTTGCGTTATGTTGGAAAGCATGAACGCCCGATTATCCCCCGACACTGGCGCGTTTTGAGCGCGGCGCTGATCGAAAAAATCCCTGAACATGATTTCGCGGGGCACAGGCGCATCTAACCCGCCGACATATTCCCCGCCCAGTTGCGTGTTGTACGTCGTGTGTGGGTTTGGCGGCGCGGACATAACCCGGCCAGTGGGGTCCATTCTTGCGATCGAAAACCCCGATGCGTTGAGCGGCACATCCATCAATCCGGGTTCCAAGATTGCGGCCCGGGTCGAAGCGACATTGGGGAACCCCATCTCCTGGTATTTCGCAAGGCCCATCCGGTCAACCAGAGCGAGACGCAACGGTCCGTCGGTCAGAAGTTGTTGATGCACTTCAGGGTGATCGATGCCTAAAAAATCCGGCTTGACTGCCCGGATCTCGTTATTGAATTCTCGGACGCTCTTCTTTGTAAGTTTCGTGTTTGGTATCTGGCCTAAAAGAGAGTCGGTCATCATTGTTGAGTAATCGCCGGCAGTGTGGCCCATCGGCGAATACATCATAAAAACGTCATCGCCCCCTTTGGCGGCGTCCTGCACTTGACGCGACAGACGCGTGATCACGCCTTTATCACTTGCCCACGCTGCCTTGTCTGCGAGGTGCGTCCGCATAAAGTCGGGGCCACCTTCCAACAGGACTGGCGAGGCTAAGGGCGTGTCGTCAACCTGGCTCAGAAGTGATCCGGCGGCGGTACGATCGCCCACTGCAGGAATGATTCTCGAGCCCTGCAGATCTTCCGGTGAAATAAAAGCCCGCGGGGGCAGATCTCTTACCGGGGTGCGGGTGGCCGTCATTTCTGTGACCGGCTTGTCTAATTTCAAGCCGCCGCCGATGGGGTGGTACAGCCCGGCCGCTTCGTTCTCCGCCTTGCTCATCCGCTTGGCCTGCAGCGCCCTCTGTGCGGCTCGTGGCGCTTTCAGCGCGCTGCCGACGGTAGCGCCGATCGCCGGGACGGCGTAGAGCATGTCTCCACCAGCGCCCAGCAACTGCATTGCGGCCGTGCCGTAGTTGCCCTGCCTGAAATTGTCCAGAGCGCCAGGCTCAAAACCACCATCAGCAGATGGAAAATATCCCATGTAGTCGGACACGCCGGCACCAGGCGCAAAGCCCAAACCAAGCAGGCCGGCCTGTGCTGCTGCGCGTCGTGCGCGCTCTGCGGCTTGGGGGTCCGATTCAATCGGACCGCCGTAGCCTTCAATGTCGAAAAGACCCTGCATTATCTAAGCAATCCCAGAAGTTGAAGCGCTTGCATGCGGCGACGATCGGATTGAGATCCGCCCATCGGGGCGCTGGCTGCCGGGGTGTTGGGTGCGACTTCCAGAAGTCCGCGTGGCGCTGGGCGTCCGAAGGCAGAATTCATCGCGTTATTGAATGCGCCCATGCCGCCGAGAGGATCTCTCACGACATCAGCGAAAGGGTTCTGCACCATTGCGGCCGGTGATGCCGGCGTCGTGTTGGCCGGGTTTGTGGGGCTTGCGGCTTGTGGGTTGGCACGAGCCTGCATGGCCTTCAATTGGTCAATCATCTCGCCGGGAGTGACTTGCCTGCCCTGACCTTGGGCCTGCGCCATTGCAGTCTGCATTCCCTGCTGGAGCAGGCTCTGATCAATCTGCGCCGGCTGAAAACCCGGCGTGACGCCCATGCTTTGAGGCATCTGCCTCATCTGTCTTGCGACGGGATCGTAGGGACTGGCTGGACCAATTCTCGGAGAGTACATTTTTATTCACCCATTAGAAGACCGCCTTGAATGCCCACAGGGGCGCTCGACATGGCGGGGTTACGCATAACGCTCTGCTGACGCGCGGACATCTCTTGCGAGTTGCGACGAGCCAATTCGTTCAGGATCTGCTGCTGTCGGCCAGGCTGCGCGCTGAACATTCTGCGCGCGAGCATCTCGGCCGACATTTCGTTCATGCCGCCCGATCGAGCGCCAAGATTGCGCGTCATGCCAAGCGCAGCAGCGCCGATATTACCCTGCGCCAAATTGCGCGCCATGTTGAGCATGGTGGTTGGATCTCGGGCCGCATCGTCCATCTGCGTAAGCCGGCTTGCTGTTGGCGACCCACCCAGCACGCGGTTGTTCGTCTGGCGCATCGAGCGCTGCATGTCGATCACGTTGGTGAACGCCTTGAACTGGTCCTCGTTGTCGAAGGCGTAGCGAAGTGCGCTGCGCTTCTTTGGCGAACCGAAGACGGCCTTTGTGAAGTCAACACTGTCGTCCAGGGTGTTGGCCCGCTCCTGAACCTTTGAAACCAGGCCGACACGAAAAGCCTCGCGCTCGCCCGGGTTCATGGCTTTCAGTTTCTTGACCATGTCTGCCTCGGACATTCTCAGATAGTCGAGGCCGTCCTTGTATGAACCCTGCAGGCGCTGGCTGTCGGCGAATTCGCGATTGGCCCGGGCGTACAGGGGATTGAGTTCCTTCAGCTTGTCGTTGATCTCTTTCGTGAGTTTGGAGACGGCACCGCCAAAGGGCGTCATCTTGCCCGTGATCGCATCCGTCTCCCTGGCCACGATCTGGTCAAGGCCGCGCTTGAGTTGATGCATCACTTCCGTCGGAATCGACTGGGCATTCTTGATCGCCGCAAAGTCTGGCAGCGCCACGCCATCGACATCGGCCAGCCGGCGAGCCTGCTCGTATGCGCGCTCGACGATGTCACGGCCGACATAGGGCCGGAAGGGATTGGCATCGACTGAGATCTTGTAGGCTTCAGGATAGGCTGCACGAGCCGCGCGAGACTGTCTCTCGGCCAGGTCGTCGATGTAGGACGTGCCCAGCAACTGATTGTCGGAGAGCCCGGCACGGCGCTGCACCTGTGCGGCGATGTTCGATGCCTCGTCCTGCGCACGGCCATAGAGGCGGCCCTCGACGGCTCCACGAGCCCGGTTGGGGATGGAGGTGGCCGAGTAGGCCAGACCCTGCGTGTTCGGCCCCATGTCGGCGATCAGCATGTCCGAGACGCCAAGATCGCGGCCTTCTTTGAGGCGCAGTGCGGCCTGCTCCGGCGTCAGCCCGTCCCGCTGCAGAGCCTCAATCATCTTGCGCTCTGCGAATGTCACGGCACGCTGCTTGCCGCCAAGACCAAGTGCATCGTAGACGCGGCGCACGAATCCGGCGGTGGTGTTGATAGCGACCGGCGCAGCAGCCCCGAGAGGCGCACCAACGGCCCCGCCTGTCGCGGCATCCCAAGGCACGTCTGCCAGTTCAAGAGCGCCACCAGCGCCCGCTGCGGCCCCCGTAGCGGCTCCGATGGCTGCGCCCTGCTTCATCGTCTCCATACCAGTGCGGCCAGTCATGGCGGCCCTGCCAGCGGTTCCTGCGACCTTCAGCGCGCCAAACGGCAGAACGAAACCGCCGCCCACTTCAAGCGCCAGGGACGTGCCCGGGTTCTCGTTGCGAAAGCCTGTGATGTTCGAGCGGATGTCGTCTCGGATCTCTCTGTATGACCGATCCGAAAAAGGCGCGCGAATGCCGGCCTCGATCTCGTCTCCGAAGCCAAGGGTCACGCCCTGCCCGAACATGCGGGCGGCGTTGACGCCGGCTGGATCCGTCTGGCGTGCAGAACCGAACTGCTGCTTGGCGTAGGCCAGCACGTCATCTTGCGAGGCGGTAGCCGGTGCCGTTACGACAAAGGTCCGCCCGTCTGGGCCTGTGATTTCGTATTCGCGCGTATCAGCCATTTATCGCCCTCTCGGCCTGATCGACCATCCACCAGGTGAATCGCTGTCTCTCAGCGTGTTGAATTCACGATCGGCAATACCGATCGCAGCGCGGTCTTCAGGCGACATCTTCGCCAGGATCTCGCGGTAGCGGGTCTGGATGTCGCCGATGATCATCTTCAGATCGTCCTTGGGCAGACCCATGTCGAGTTTACCCATCAGGAACGACAGCATGTCCAACTGGGCCTGCGGAACCTGTCCGAGACCAGCGCCCTGGCGCTTGATGTTGAGCAACTGCTCGATGGCGATCGTGCCGCGCAATGAGTCCATGAACTGTTCTGCGCGGTATTCGGCCGTGCCTGGGATCTTGGCCTTGCCCAGACGCACGACTGGATTGGACGCCATCTGATCGATCGCTTCGTTCACGATGCGAGCATCACGAAGCGTGAAGCCTGCGACAGCGCCCTGGGAACCCTCGGCCACACCCGCCTTGTCCGCAGCGTCTTGGATTTCTCGCTCGGCCGGGCTGCCCGGGATGACCTTCATTTCGGCAGATCCATCGGGATTCCGAACAAGCCGGTGGCCTGCCGGGATCGGGCCGAACTCGCTGCCCGAGTTGACATTGACCTTTTGCGACTTGCTCTCGTTGAGTTGCTTGAGACGGCCAAACGCGGCTTCGCCCTGGCCCTGCATCGGGAATCCGAAGTACTCGAGATCGCGAACGGCCTCGGACGGGTTCGGGTGCAGCGTCATGCCCATGTCGAGATACTTCTTGGCCATCTCGCCGTTGCCTTGTGCGGCGAACAGCTTGGCTGCCTGGAAATACCGATTAGCAGAGGTGCGACGATCGTAGTTGCCCGGCCCTGGCTGTCCTGCGCCAGCGCGCTGCGCATTGGCCTCTGGGGTGAGAGCCACGCTTTGAGGCGCACCGCCACCACCACCGAAGATGCCGCCCAGTTGAGCCTGGAGCGCTGCCTGCTGCTGCTGCTGTTGCGCGGCCGCTGCCTGCTCGGCCTTGATCTTCTGGAACTCCATCAAGCGCTGCTGCGTCGCGTTGAGCGCCGCAGCCGGATCCGACTTGGCCAAGAGGCTCAATGCGACTTGCTGCTTCAGGTACTTTGCATAATCCCCGCGCTGATCTTCAGGGATCTCGTTGACAAAATTGGGCGGCATGTACCGCGCAAGCTGCGCATTCGGATCACTACCAAAAAGTAGACCGCCTTTGAAAAAATCACCCAACATGATTAGCCTCGCTTCTTCTGTTTCTTGGCCAGTTCTTTTACCGCCTCTACAAGAAGGCCCGTGACTTCTGGATAATTCACCATCTTCATGCCGACATCAGCCACCGCGCCCGGCATCACGCGCTCGACATCTTGCGCCATGACGCCAGCCGTTCTGTCGGGGCTGTTGAGGTAGTTGTATTCCATGCCGTCGATCTCTTTGAGTTTCGCCAGCGCTCCACCGATCGGCTTGATGTTTTCCTTTGCGCGCTCGTCGGAGAGGAACATGGCCGCGCCGATGATCGAGCCGATGCCGCTCGCGACACCGTTCTGGCTGTCGCTCTTCGAAGCAGACGTTCCGCTTGAACTCGAGGTCATGCCTGATCCACCGGCCGGGTTGATGCCCAGAGCCTCGTTGATGATCGCCTGCTGCTCGAGCGGCAGGTTGCGGATCGCGTCGAGTTGAGCCTGATTGAATTCCTGCTGGCCAAGGCCCAGGTTCATCATGGCCTGAGAGCCCTGCAGACCCATCTCCTGATCCATGACCCCCAAGCGGCCAAGGGAATCGGCAGCAGAAAGCCGCTGCTCGTTTGTGGTAAGGCCGGCGTTCTGGTTGGACTGCTGCGCCGCAAGTGCCCGGTCAAGATCCGACATCGCCATTTGCGACGCGGTGTCATATCCGGTCGAATAGAGATTGCCCAGCGTGCTGCCCAGGCGGTCGTAGAAGTTCCGGTTCGTCTCTGCCTCGGCGATGCCGTGGCGCGATCCGCCAAATGCGCCGGCCTGCGTGGCCGCGTAGTTGTCGCCCATGCCCTGCATCTGTCTTGCGCGGTACATGTCGTTGATCGTGTTGCCGGCGACGTTCTGAAGGAACGGGTTCATGTACGCCTGCATGTTGGCGTTCAGGAAAGATCCACCGTCCACCATGAGCGGATTGTAGTTTCCGGCCTGGCCGGCAAGTGCGCTGCCCTGGCGTACAGTGTTCAGACCCTGCTGATTTGTAACGGTGTTGCGCAGCATGTCCGCGCCGGAATTGTAATCGGGCGCGTAGTCGGCAAACTGTCGAACACCAAGATTGTTGGCGACGCCGGATGCTCGGTTTAAGTTCTGGTTGTAGATATCAAACAGACGCGGGTCGAGTTGCGAACTCGACTGCTGCTGACTGCTGCTCTTTGAATCAGATCCACCAAATAGTGCTTTTGTTATGCCGCCCATTTTAAATGTCCTTTGTCATTACGACCCAGTGGGTTTTGTACCCAGCATCCTTCATAAAAGAGCGCTCCCATCCGCGCCGTCCGTAGAGCGTGATCTTCTTCACGCCGAAGTCTTTTGCCCACGTCTCGATAGGCTTTAGCATCGACTCGAGTTCTTCGACGTCGCCGCCTGCCAGAAAGAAGTTGAGGAATTTCCCGTTGGGCGTTTCGTAGTGTTCGGTCACTACGGCGCACTTGCTCCCAGCCCACAGGATGTATTCGCCATCGAGCAGCCCGCGCTTGACATCGTCAAGGGTCTGCCCCGTGTTGTTATATTTTAACGCATCTTCCAGCCAGTGTTGACATCTTTCAAATTCCGTCCAGTCCGTCATATCGCTTCCGCCGTTACGGTCCCCAGGTCGTCCACCACGATCTTCCACCTCGTGCCGTCTGGGGAGGTCACGATCAATCTCCCGGGGTTGACCTCGATGTCCCGTCCGCGCTTGTGGTTCTGCTGGTCTGCCTGCTCCAGAGCCCTGTTGCGCTCGGATTCCCGGCCCATCTCGTAGCGCGGCGCAGGTATCGGCAATTTCATCGGCGGCTCCCGGCAACGGCATCAAGGCGCAGCGTTCCGTACCGGAAAGGCGCGTCCTGGGTGGCCTCGACGATCACCTCGGCCTGGCGGCCGGTGAAGCGTGCATCCGAATATCCGTCTGCGCGATCGAAGGTGTAAGGCCCATAGGTAGTAGCCGGCCCCAGCGGGGTCTGCTGCACCTCGAACGAGACCCGGGTGCATGTCGGCACGTTCGGGCAGCCGTCTGGCAGCAACTGGCGCACGGCCATCAACTGATCGCCATTGCCCAGTTCCAGAGGCGCGCTCTTGGCAAAGACCTGGCCGACGCGGGTTGCGCCGTTGTTCGTCCAGCCCTGCTCGTGCTGATAGAGGTGATTGTCCGCGCCGGCTGCGATCGGGTAAGGGTATGCGCCTGAATCGATCCAGGCCGTGCGATCGAGGTTACCGATCGACCAGTGGCCCTCGCGGTAGTTCCAGATCACATAGCGGTTGTTCTCGGTCGAGTTGGCGCTCGGGTAGAACCACCAGATCTCGCCCAGTTCGGCCAGGTGGCCGGCGGTGATCTTTGCCGCCTGGAACAGATTGATGTCTCTGAAGATGTAGTCGTTCACGTCCGACTCGAGCGGGCGAACCACGCCGTCGAACATGAAGAAGCCCTTGTCGCCCATCCAGGCGACAGCGTTGCCAAAGCCCATGTGGGCGTTCGGGCCTACGATGCCGCACCCGGTTCCGACGCGCTCGAATCCGTAGACAAAGGGTGGCCCGACGTAGCGCATCACATGCGCATCCGTGTCCGTCCAGATGATGATCTGGCCGGGCAGGCGTCGGGCGCACTGAAGCTGGCCGGGGGTGACGAGTTCGAAGTCTCCGGCGCTGTTTGTTGCCGAAGGCGTCCACTCCGAATTGTCTTCCTGATTCGACCAGGCCACGCGGCGAGGGTTTCCGCCGGCACCAAGGGCGACGAGGTGTCTTTCCTCCGTCACGATGATCGCGCGGTTAGCTTCGGGTGCCCCGACGATCTTTGCGGGCAAGCCGATCGGGCTTATGTCATCGGGCACCCACTCGTAGATGTTACCCTCGTGCGGTGCGCAGGCGATGAGGTTTTCGCCCCAGAGATCCATGCTCCACGTCGCAGCCTCAAGCACAAGACCCGTCTCTGGGCGCTCCGTGCCGTATGCCTCGGTGCCGTAGGTATATGCGCCATAGCCAAGACCGTAGACGCCGCTGTCGCGCCCGGCAGGAAAAGCCGCGGGCGTGATGTCGATGAAGATGTCGTTGTTGTAGGCGGTCAGTCCCTGGCTTGTGCCGATCACCAGCCAGCGCTTTTGATTGTTGTCGCGCCACGTTGCCAGTCCGCGGGCCTTGCCCGCATAGGGCGCAGTGCTGATCCGCTGCCAGCCGCCGATCGGCCGCAACTGGCCATCCTTCCAGCGCACGAGATTGGCCTCGTACCAGCGCCCCTTGGCCTGGTACGCGGTGCCGTTGCGAAAGACGCCTGGCGGAATGTTGAGAGGGAGCAGCGCCATTTTTATTTACCGCAGATCGCGGCCCATGTTTCGTTGTGGCCAAGAATCTGGCGCGCAGTGCCGTCCGTCAGCCCGTCCTGTTTCGAGATCAGGATGGGCCGCGCCACTTCGCAGTATCCGGCGCTAGTCACGACTCCACTTGTCGCGCAGCCGGTCAGCAGCATCGCCGACAGGCATGCGCTCCACCTTTTGAGTGACTTCATCCTTTTTCCTCACATTCTTCAAAGCCTGCTCGAGATGCTCGATTTTTGCCGCCTGCTTGCCGCCACGGCGAATTGCATTGAACGCAGCAATCAGGCCAAGCGCGCCCGTTGCGATCAGTACTGCTCGAGCCTTCAACCAACCAAAAACAGAGATCCACATATCAACCCCCAATGCACTGGCGGTATTCCGCCTCACGCCTGTTGACCAGACCCTGCACGACCCGGCCACCGGATCTGTTCCAGCGCAGGATTTCCTTGCAGGCTGCGTCGTAGTCGCCAGCGTTCAACTTACGAACCAGCGTGGACGAGCAGAAAGCGCCCGATCCGATATTGTATGACAGGCTCAGAAAGGCGTCGTACTCGTGCTGGGCGAGAGGCACCCGCACGCAGGTTTTGAGCGCCCCCTCGAACTTCTGCACGTCCTCGATCTTGCGCTGCAGGGCGCGCACCGGGTCGATCGTGTCGCCCATCCTCACGCCCTTTGTCGTGCCAAAGCCGATCGTGGGCACATCGCCCGGGATCGGAATGTAGGCGTTGCCGCGGTATCCTTCCCAGGTCGCGATCGACACCAGGGCGGCAGCACTCAGGCTCAACGCGGCCACCTTCGTCCTCGTCTTCACGTCAGATCCCTTTGCGCAATGAGGCGGGAAACAAAAGCGCCCCCTACCGACAGGAATGACAAAACGGCAAAGATGCCGCGCGGTATGTCCTGGGCAAAGAAGGGCAGGATCACTTCAACCCCCGAAAGCACGCCAGCCAGAAGCATGAAGCGGATCGACCACGCCTTCTTGAGAATCTCTTTCCAGTCACTTGCCAGTTTCATTTTCTTCCCTGACCCACAGTCTGTGTTGCGCGTGGACCTTGCGGTGGCAGTTGCAACAGAGCGGTATGCACGTTTCGGTAATCTCTTTCAGTATTCTCTCCGGCCCCCAGCCCTTGTCGTTGATCCACCTTGACGCACTGTCCTCGCGGTTCAGCTTTCCGGCCGTAATGACATGATGGAAGTCGATGCAGGCGGGATCATTCTCGTCGCAGGCAAAACAACCAAGGCTGGCCTTGTACTTGCGCAACCATTCGGTCACGCGCCTTCGATTGTCCCGGGTGTCCGCTTTCCGTTTCTCGGTGTTGCGGCGGTAGTGCTTGGCGCTGTACTCCTTGTGCTTCGCGCGCCTTACTTCAGGATCCTTGTACGGCACTTATTTCGGGAGATACTGAGACCAGGTTGCCAGTTTCGCGACCAGCGCGCCGATCGTTGCGGCAGCACCCCCAACCAGCATCAGAACTTTCCAACCCCCCTTGGCCTGTGACAGCGTCGTGTGGATGGCGTGAAGCGTCTGGTTCATCTCCTTGATGTCCTCGCGCAGGTTCTTCAGATCGCGCTCAAGCGCATCGATCTGCGCATCATGCCGGCCGATTTGGGTGTGCAGTTCGACCGACATGATTAGCCTTCAGAGGGCAACAGCGCTTTGAGTTCTTCAACGGTTTGTGCGGCATCCATCTGCGCTTGCATGACTTCGTACTTGTCGCGGATAACCTGACGAGCAGCTTCGGCTTGTTCTGCGCTGGCCCCTGGGATCTGCTTGGAGATCACCTCATCGTGGGGCGCAAACTCTGCAGCCCTGGCAGCACGGCGCTTGTCATGGGCAATGGCTTTTGATTTCTCAAGATTGGGAACTACGGATTGCCCTGACTTTTCCCAGGCGTTTCTGAAGGTTCGATCTGCGGGAATAGCCGTGACCTCAACGATCTCGCCTGTCGCGCCAGCCGGTACGTCCTTGGCCAGCACCTGCTCGATCGGCAGTTCGCCCGAAGGAATGACAACAGCAACGCCGCCGTCAGGTGTTGAATAGATGATTCGTTGATTAGACATGTGTTGCTCCTTATTCGTACATTACGTTAATAGTGCCAGCATCGAAGGTGTCTGTGCCGTTGACTGTGGTGACGCGAATTTGGGTGAGGGTGTCGGAGAGGGTTTTGGAGCCTCCGCCGTAAGCAGGGACTGCCGCGTCGGAATTTCCAAAGACGCCTGTCGCTACCCACAAATTACCGCCCACAAGCGAAACCACTAAAGCACCGTGCATAACAGTCGCAGCGCTGGGGGTGGGCACCGTGCCAAAGCCTGTTGTGTAGCTCGCGGTCGCTGACGAGCCCGCATTCTGTATTAAGCCTGCGCTGCCCAAGTACCCCGTTGTTTCGATACCGCCGGAATCACCCAGTTGAACGATGCAGTTACTCGTGCCATTCGTACTCACCCCCCCAAACATCACAGTAATCCGCTTCACCCACGATGGGATGCCTGTGAAGTCAATCACCGTGCCGCTGGTGGATGCTACTGCGGTCATCAGGTTTGGCTCAAAGATCTGCGCGTCGTTCAGGTCAGTGATGTTGTTTACTTTTAAGGTAGACATTTAGTTGCCCAGTCTTTCATGTTTGGTTGTCATGGTGTGGTTAGCGGAAGATGGACACGGAAATTAACGAATAGTCGTTGAAAGCTTTAGTTGTTCCTGTCAAATATGACGTTCTAATTTTTAGACTGCCCGTGTTGAAGGTTTGTGTTTCAAACGTATCTGCGACAGTTCCTGCGGTTATGCCAGTTGCTACAAACGCTGAATAATTCGCATCACTCATAGCAGTAGTAAAGTTTACCGTGTAATCACCAGTGCCATTATCAGTAATACTACTGACGTTATAGCTTGCCCTGATCGCCACCGTCCCCGTGCCGTCAAAATTCACCCATGCCTTCGCAGATCCGTGGATCGCGTTTTCAATCGCGGTGCTTGATGATCCCGCTACATTGGACAGTGTGTTTGTTTTAAGTGTTGACATTGTTTTGTCCTGTTAGCGGAATACTGAGATGTTAACGGTTGCTATATCTTGCCCCGTTGTCGGCGATCCCGCGTAGAACCCGAAAAGACCGACAGCAGTTGTGGTGTACCCGTCCTTGACCGTTGTTGACCGCGTTCCGGCTCCCAGCGATGCGCACGAACCCTCGCAAACCGTGGCGTAATTCGCATCGATCATCGCAGTCGTAAAGTTCACCGTATAATCACCAGTGCCATTATCCGTAATACTCGACACATTCCCAGACGCACGAATAGCAACCGTGCCAGTACCGTCAAAGTTTACCCATGCTTTCGCTGTGTAGACTTCGACACCGCTGGTGTTTTGGATCGTGTTTACTTTTATCGTTGACATGTTCTTCCTTTACACGATGACCCAAGTAGAGCCGCTAGGTACGGTGACTGTCTTGGTTGAGGCAATTGTAACGGGGCCAGCGGTCATGGCATTCCTGTTTGTCGTGATGGTGTAATCGTTATTCACGGTCTGATCGTTCTCATAGAAGATCTGGTCTGTGCCGCCGCCGGTCGCACCGCCGCCCGAAAGCCCGACTGTCCTGAAGTTCGTGCCGTTGCACACAATGAAGCATGACTGTCCCGGCAGGATGATCTTGGTCGTGTCTCCGTCAATCGTCTCTGTGCTGTCGGGGTCAATCGTGACCGACCCCGTGCCGGTGTTCACCACACCAAACGAAAATCCATCGGCCAGCGTGGCTGCGGCCGTCAATGAGAGGGTGAACGTGCCGGAGCAGAGAATCACATCTCCGCGATCGCCGGCCACCACCGTGTATGCTTCCGTCTTGGCCGTTGTCTGTGCCGCCAGCGCGCCAAGCCCCTGAAGAGCGCCGATGCCTGTCGTGGCACCCGTTCCACCATTGGCGATTGCAATTGCGTCGCCATTCCAGACTGAACCGCTTCCAAGCGTCTTGTTTGTGAGGGTCTCGGTTCCGGCGATAGTGGCCACGACGCCGCCGGTTACGGTGCCCGTAACACCCAGTGTGCCGCTGACGTTGGCCGTACCTCCAACCGATAGTGTGTTACCAGATCCGACATTCAGACCAACACTCGTGCCCGTGCCGTCGTCCTTGAAGATCGCATCAAGATCATCAAGGTTGGTATTGAGTTTCTCGCCCCAGGTGTCGGTGGATGCACCGACTTCGGGTTTCACAAGTTCCAGGTTTGTCGTTACGGTATCAGGCATTTCAATCCTTACGCTGCTTCACGCAGCCCGGTATTTGTTATTCGTTTCCAATCAGACGGATCTTCTGTCTTGTCTGTCCAGATGCTTTCAGGCTCGCTGACATCGGCCCAATCGCCGCCCGCATCGTCTTCGGGTCGCCAGAGAATTTTTCCTGATGCTGTCGCTGCCGAAATTGCAGTGACTGGGAACGGGATCAGGATACCCCTGATCGTGCCGTTGGCCGTGACGGCCGAATTAGTTGCGGCAACCACACGGGTAGTGCGGATGCGCTCAAATGCAATGATAACACCACTTGACCCGTTTGCCGATGCCCCGGCGGATACCAGGAATACCCCCGAAGCATTGGCCCCCGATGTGGCCTCGATCGTTTCGGGGTCTGCCGCGACGACGAAGACCCCGGAAGCGGTGGCGTCCGAGACCGCGTCTGCCTGGGCAGATCCGAACTGGACCCGGTTGGCATTGGCCACAACACCGGACTGGCCAGTGGCGATGGCCTCGCCCTGATAGATGACCTTGCCGGCGGCGATGGCCTCGGACGTCGCGCTGGCCACAGATCCAGACTGCCTGACGGCCTGGGCGGCGATCGAGGCGGCGCTGGTGGCCGCGGCCGATGCCTCGACAAGTCGAACGGCAATGGGCACTGCGGTGGCGGCGCTGACAGCGTCTGCCGTTGCTGCCGCCAGGAACACGCGCTCGGCGGAAATAGTGGCCGCGCTCGATCCCGCAGCCGATGCCTCGACAAGGAATACGCGCTCGGCAGAAACTGAAGTGGCCGATGTGGCAGAAGCGGCGGCCTCTGCATCGACGATAATGGTTCCCACGCCGTACTGGCCGGATCCATAGTTGCCGTATCCGTAGTCGCCGGGTGACAGCGTCGGGCCGGCCGTGTCAACCGTAGCGGCTGCGCTTGCTGTCGAAGTGGCAAACGCACTTGCAGCCACACTGAAAATTCGTTCACCCGAAACGGATGCAGCGCTGCTCGCCGCGGCGTCGGCCTGGCCAGAGACGACCAGTTCGCCAGCGGATGAAACCGAAGACAAGGCGCTTGCGGCCGCGGCTGCGTTTTGAACTTTTACCGCATCGGCAGACACTGAGGAAACCCCAGACGCGGCCGCAGATCCCTGCGCCGTTCGGAATGCCGAAGCCGTTGCCGCGCTTGTCGCTGAAGCGACAGCAGATCCTTGAGCAAAGCGAACTGCAAAAACAGTAGATGCGCTTTCTGCACCCGATACCGCTTCTCCAGTAATGGATCTTTGTCCACTTGCCGTGACTGAAGACGAAGCGCTCGCTGTTGCCGCACCGCTCTGGACTTTGACTGCGTCCGCGGACGCAACGGATGATCCAGCCGCGGCCGCAGATCCCTGCGCCGTTCGGAATGCCGAAGCAGTGGCGGCGCTGGTCGCCGAAGCGGCGGCTGCTCCTTCAACAAAGCGAACTGCGGAAACAGTGGCGGCGCTCACCGCAGACGCGGTTGCGGCAGCGTCTACGAATGTCGTTACTTCGCCGCTTGCCGTTGCCGCCGATGTGGCCGCAGCAGACGCCGCTGCGTCAACGAAGTTGACAATCGTCCACGGCGCGTCAACGCTCGTACCAGTTCCAAAGCTGATCGCCCAGGACTGGGTCATCGTGTTGGCGTTTCGGAACTCGAAATTCACCCGCAGGCGGTCGCCCGATGCCCAGGTGCCAAGATCAATACTGGTCAGCGAAAAGGTTCTGGATGCTGCGCCGGTTGTCTGTTCGGCGGTCGATGCGCTTGTTGTTTGAACGGTGCCGGAACTGTTTAATCGCGAAAGGCTTATAGCCAGGCGACCTTGCGCGTTCGTTGTAGAAAACGCAACAACGACTTCGTAATTGCCGGTGATGCCATCCGCGCCCGGGATCGTGGGCTCTGTAAACCCGTAGCTGGTCTTGGCCTGGCTGCCGGTGAAGTTGAGCGTTAGGTTGGCGCTAGACGGACTGGCATCGACTAACTTCTTGTTAAAGTCCGCGCCGCCGCTTAAGTCACTGTTGTCATTCGATAGGAAATAGATAGCCATTATCTAGGCCACTCCATATCGCTCATCGCTTTGTCGGCAATATTCCAGAACTCATCCAGGTCCATGTACTTGCCCTCAAGCGTTACGCCGTCAAGATCGTAATAGTCCTCGCCCATCACAACATGGCGCTGTGGGTAGTCGAGGTAAAACATGATGATCTGAACATCATCGGGAATGTCGGACGCCGAATGGTCTACAGAATTGTAGACCGCATCGGACGTCCAAACCTTCCATCCAGCGGGCTTCACTACCCGCCCCTATCAGTCGAGGGTGATGTCTAGGTCGCCGGCAGGGATACGAAACACGTCGCCAGAGCCGATCGTCTTCGACGCTGTCAGTTCTGCATAAACCAGCATGTTGCCGCTTGTGGCCGCGTCAAACAGGCCGATGTGCGTGATCGTGCCCCAGGAGCCGGTAGCCGTGTCGAACTCGATCGCGCTGGCGTTCGTTGCCTCTGTAGGCGCAGTGCCCGACACCGTGAATGAGGCAGTCTTTCGGGTGTAGGCGCTGCCCGACACCTCTGTGCCGCCGCCGGTCTCACCCGGTGCCGCGGTAAAAAGACCAACATACCACTCGGTAGGACGAGTAGCGGTGCCTGTGGTCAGGAGAAACTTCAGGACCAGATCTTCAGTGTGATTTGTAAAAGACATTTTTGATTACCTCATCCAAGAACGCGCGCGCGTGATTTAAGCACCGAACCCGAATATTGCGCGCGTTGATCCGCGTCGGTGATTTCTTCTAATGCTCGATCGTAAAATGCAGCCCATGTGGCCACCCGCTCGTCGTCCTTGAGGTAGGGTGCGCTGTGGGCCAGAGATCCGTACAGGTACATGTCTGGCCAGGTATCAAGCAGCCAGTTCGACGGATTCTCGTCCGATAATGCCGGGATTTTACCGTAGTAGGTCATCTCGATTTCAGGCTCGCCGGCCGGATAGGGAATGACCTCAAGCTGGTTGCCCGTCACGTTGAAGTAGCTGGGCTCGCCTGCCGTGTCGCCGCGGCGCAGCCTCAGATCGTCGGCCGCCTCGAGCGTCACATATTCGAGTTTCCTCGGCCCGCGTGGCGTGTTGATCTGGATGTTCCTGGCCTCGAGCCAGTCGCCCGGCAGGGTGATATATCCCTGCTCAAGATCGGCCACGGAGCGCTTGACCATCTGGCGAACGCGCAGATCACGCTGAAAGCGTGCCTCTGCCAGGCGAATGAACGAGGGAATCTGTGTCGTCAGATCCACCCGGTTCAGCCAGTCGGCAATGTCGGTCTTCAGTTGAGAGTAACTCACACGCGGCCTTTCCAGATTCGGAAGCATTCATTTTGGGGATCGTTGATCCACCGCTTAATGGCGGCGGGGTCGTTCCAGGAACCGTCTCGCATCATTTGCTCAACGATCACCCCCGGAATCTCAGCGACGGGTTTTAAGTCAGGATCCCATGCTTGCTCGCGCTTAGACGCAACACTTTTAAACGTGGCTTCAAGATTTTGCGCAGAAACAAAAGTAAGACGGTCGTCGATCTCATCCGAGACGATCGTCTTAATTGTGTCACCGTTTGCCGAAAGAAGGGTCTTTGCCATTTTAGAAAACCGACCCCGGGTAGGGGTCGGTTCCTTCAATCAATTACGCGTACGCTGCGTTGGTATTGAAGATGTCGGCGATTGCGGCGTGAGCCTTCTCGTTCTTCATCTCAAGACCATACTCGACAACGATCATTTCCGTGTCGGCATCACCGATCTTGGCGATCGGAGTGCGCTGGAAGTTGCGGTAGAAAGCGAGGCAGGCATAAGCCGTGTCCAGCAGGAACGCTGTGCGCTCACGCTGCCAACGGTTCACGACAACCTTCAGATCACCAAAATCGGAAGCGTACACAGTCACGTTCGATGTGACGGTGCCGGTGCCAACCGAAACCTGAGTTCCGGTACGGCCTTCGAACTTGGAAACCTGCAGCTTGTTGACAGGACCAACCATCAGCACAGAAGGCTCTGCGCCGTTGATGTAGGCTGTCTGCATTGCCTCTTTCACCAGAGCCTCAGTGAAAGCACGCTGCGTGCCGTCCGTGGGGGAAGCCGTCTCGGAAACGGCGGATGCGCCGTCAACGCCGCGAAGCACGTTCGTGTCGAGCCATGACTCAAGAGCGCGTGTCTTGCGAATGCCAGACACGGAGCCGGTGTCGCGGCCTTGTGCGCCGACCAGAACCTTCTCGACGTCGCGCTTTAGGGCTTTGGAGACGAGCGCCATCTGGTGGGCCATCTCTTTTGCCTTGCCGGCGGCGTTTGCCTTGTTCTGCGAACCGGAAACGGTGGCGTCACGCTTGGAGATCTGGCAAGTGTTGCTCAGACGAACTGTCGGGGTGGCGGTGCTGCGCTCAAGTTCAAAACCTTCAGCGTGTGCGTTGTCGCCATCGACAGTCGGCAACTCTTCAGTCTGCCAGTCGAAGTTGATGTTGGAAACATTGCGACGGCCGATCGAAGAAACGAAAGGCGTATCGGTTGGGTCAATGTTATAGATGATGTCGGCGAGATCCTCACGGTTCGCGGCGGCATCGCTTGTGGTGTAACTGTTCGTAACTACGGCCATGATTTATTTTCCTTTTCCAAGAAGAATTGATTCAAATGCGGTCGCGGCATCCTGCACGCGGCCACTCTTTGCAAGTCGCTGCTTGGCTTTCACCAGTTCGCTAGACTTCTTGGCTACGCCACTACTGACGCCCGGCTTGAGTACAGGTGAGGCATTCTTCGGCTTCGGTTTGACCTCTGCCCGGCGAGACATCAGCTTGTCGTACAGATACGCCTTGCGCAGTGCTACCACCGCCCGGTGATCCGTAATGCCGGCAAGATCTTCGGTACTGAAACCCAATCTCCTGCCAAACTCGACCAACTCTACCTTCTCGCGCTTTGCCACGTCTGGATCACGCCATTCAGGAATGACCTGTTCCAGAACCTTCCGCTCTTCCTGCACGACAGACGCCCACTTCTGCGCCTGCTCTTGTGCAGCAATCTCGGAAAGACGCTGCTGCTCTGCCTGAATGGCCTGCATTCTCTGCTGGCGCTGCTGGTGGTCGGCCCATTGAGCAGCGAACTCAATCGGGTCTTCCTGTCGCAGCCTGTTCCAATCAGGCTCTGCCGGCACGCTGCTCTGCACTTGCTGCTGCAGCGCGGCCAACAATTGCGAGTACTGGGCTCGCTCTGCCCGCACCTGCTCAAATTCTGCTTCGGCCACTTTTCTGGCTTCAGCCAATTTTTGAGTCTTGCGGGTGTAGTCCTGCGTCCTCGAATAGCCTTTCTGGAGTTCGTCCAGGGTAACCTCGACCTCTTCACCATCGACCTTGATGGTGTAGACGGGCTGCTCTGTCTGTTCCCCTTCCTCGGACTCGTCGTCTTCGTCAGGATCGGCATCGTCCTCGGACTCACCCTCATCGCCTTGCGGCTCTTCCGGTGCTTGCTCGTCCTCGTATTCCGCCTCTACGGCCTCTTCGGCCTGCTGCGCCTTGCCTTCTTCCTGGTTGTCCTCTTGAGGGGCCAGTATCTGGGCAAAAGCATTTGTTGCGGTTTCAATTGAATCAGTCGCTGGTGCGGTACTGATAGTGTCAGCCATATTTTACCTTCTCTGAAGTGATTTAACTATTCCCGTCAACTCCCAGCGCTTTTCGTAGCTGCGCCTCTTCGAATTTCCCGTTGTCACATATGACCTTCAGGATCTCGCGGAATTGACCCACTACACGAAACCCGAAGTACATCTTCTCCCGGGTCTCGGTGTCCTTGGCGTCTGTCGAAGCCCACGTCTTTACATAGGCTTGTTCGATTTCAGACAGGATCTCTTGGACTGTCTCGTCTTCAAGAAGCATCGCGGCCTTTCGGCCACGGGCAAGTAATTGTTCTTTCGTCATTGCGGCGGCATGCCCTGCATCGCGTCACGATCGCGCTCGACCTGGGCGTTCAGCATGGCCTCGTCGATCATCGCGCCGTACTTCAGTTCGATCTCGCGCAGGCGGATGAAACGATCGGTCTCGATGCGGTCACGCTCGCGATCGTCTGCTCTGAGCATCTTCTCGCGCTCGAGTTCGAGTTCGGCCGCCTTCTTCTGGATGTTGGCCTGGATCTCCTGCGCCTGCACTTCGGCCAGAATCTGCTCTGGCGACTTTTCCGGCTCGGGATTCTCGGGCGGCTGGTAGTCGGCCGGAATCGCATTGAAGAACATCGAGGCGTCCTTGAAGCCGGCCAGTTCGATCTGCTTGGCCAGGGTGTCGCGGTACTGGGCCAGCGTCACGAGCGGGTTGCTCAGACCAAGTGTCTGCAGCACCAGTTCCTGCTTCTCGGTGATCGATCGCAGGATTGCGATACGCTCTTCGTTCGTGCTGGCCGACATCGCGACATTGATCTCTACATCCATCTCGGCGTTCCAGACTCTCGGATCGACCGGGATGAACTGGCCACGCAGACGCATCATGCGCGGCTGGTCCTGGTGCTTGATGAACATGCGTAGCATTCCGCGGAAAAGGCGCTTCAAGCCCGTCTCCGCAAACAGTCTGGCCACCAGTTCAATGCGGCCCTGGGCGGCTGCGATCGTGGCCGAAACAGCGGCACGAGTGGACGACTGCAGTGCGTCTGCGTCCATGCCCTGGCTGGCCTTGGTGATGCCGGTGCGGGCTTCCTTCACGTCGTCCAGGTACTGAACGACAGGGAATGCCTGCTGGCCGACGAATGGTGTGGTGAACGGTTGAACCATGCCCGGAGCGCGCATCCGAATCACTGCGCCCGTCTCGTTGTTCAAGACGTCGTCCATGTTGACCTGGCCCTCCACCACACCTGTGCGGGGGTGAATCGACTGGGCAAGGCTGTCCATGATTCCGCGGATGATTTCGGACTTGGTTTCCTGAATGTCGAAAACCTTCTCGGCCTCTGACAGGCCCACGAGCGTATGTGGCTCTGGATCCGCGGGGAAGATCGCGTAGTTGACTTCGTCAGCACCCTCTACGTTCACCACCTTGTACGCACTGCCCATCGTGCAAACCTTGAGCAGTTCGGCAATGCCGTCGCCGTCGCGGTCAAAGCGCAGCAGGCACTCGACATAGAGAACCTTGCGCGATGCGTCGTCGTTGCGATCGGCCTTGAAGATCGTCAGTTGCGGGTTGCGCTGGTAGCGCTCTTCGTTGGTCTGGAATTCGTCGTCGCCCGTGCCGGCATGCTCCTTGGCCATCTCTTCGTCGTAGCCCATCGCCACCAGTTGAGAGACGGTCAGTTCCTGCCGGTGTGCGATCAGGCTTGCGCTGTCGAGATCCCGGGCGCGGCGGTCAAACAGGAATTCCTCTGGCGGCACGGCGGCCACGCAGTACTTGCGCTCGGTCTTCGTGCGGCGGATCTTCACGTCGTAGATCATCGGTGCCGGCATCGGCATTCCCGTCATGGGATCGACGACCGACTCGACGCCAGGCGCAGGCTTGGCTTCGATCTCGGTGAGTTCAACGTCTGGCTCGTCGAGAAGCATCATCATTGCCTGCTCATCGAGGCCGGAGTATTCGTAGGTGACGCTGTCGTCGAGTTCCTCGTACCACCACTTCACGATGCCCATCTTTCTGAGAAGCGCATCCTTGAAGCACGAGTACAGGATCGAGAAGCCGATGTTCTCTTTGTAAAAGATGTGGTGGATGGCGTCCGTTGCCTGCTCGGCGTGGGCCACGTCTTCAGGCCCGACCGGCAAGTACTCTGCAACGCGCTCGGCCCCGGCGAAGATTCGCATCAGGGGCGGCATCATGGCGAGAACGGTGTCGCGGACATCGGTCGAGACGAAATCGCTTCGGCCTTCCTCTTCGGTGCCGAACGGCTCGCCCTTGTAGTACTTCGTGGCCTTGGCCCGAATGGGCGATACCTCGTTGTCGATGAAATCAATGGCGTCGCGCAGTTCTGCCGCAACGGCCGACTGAAGGCTTTCGCTCACATCATTCGAGGGCTTGTCGCCCTCGTCTTCAACCTTGTCGTAGTCGTTCAATTATTGTCTCGCTTGCAAGTTTCATCGGCACCTTGACGCAACCGGCCAGCATCTGAAGATCGGGGCCAAACTGCTTTACAAGTTGCGCCTCAAGCTGAAATCCATTGGCCTTGCACTTCTCCACGCTGTCCGTCATGGTGTTGGATGCGAAAAACGCGCACTGGTTATTCACGCAGAAAGCAATGACTGCCAAGAACGCGCTCATGGAGATTCCCCTATCGGTAGTTAATACCGAATGTAAGTGCCCAATTTTCGTTTTACTTGACACTTCTGTCAATGCGGCGCACGGATTCTTGGGATCTTGCGGCGCAGCGGCTTGCTCCACGGGCTGGAAAATGAACTCCCGTGAAGAGCCACGCCGGCATCACTTGCAAAGGTAAGCACGAATGCGTCGGCCAGGTCTGGGGAAGACAGTCCTCGCCTGCGGATGTCGTCTTTCGATTCGATCTGGATCTTGCCGTTCGAAGTGAAGGTGTACCTCACCATCGCCAGTTCGTTGATCAACTGCTCGTCCTTCGGAATCTTGCAGTCCCGCTTCTCGAGCCACTGCTTGGCCTTGTACCAGAGTTCGGCGCGCAGGTTGCGGTAGGTGTTGCCCATCGCCGGGCTCTCCGAGACGTTGATCCCTCTCGCCGGCAGGTTCAGTTCGCGCAGCCGATCGACAACACCGGCACCCAGCCCGATCGAGTCCACCAGGATCTCTGTCGGCCGCTCCTTGGCCTCGAGTGCGTCGTACTCGGCCTTCACGGCACCCGTAAGCTGCATGAGATCCAGATTTCGCCAGCGCTTGATCTGCTCGGTCACCACATTGCCCTTGCGCTTGCAGAGCGCACTTGAGTCAGACCCGAACCTGGCCACGTCAACACCCCACACAACTGGCGCGGTGGGGTTGAACGCCACATCGCGATAGACGGCCGACTCGATCAACTCCATCCCGATCACGGTGTTGTCGTCCGACAGCGGGAACTCACCCAGGACACGGATCCGGTAGGCGTTCGATTCCTCGCCGTACCGACTGGCCATCTCGGTGACGTAGGCGTCAGAGACGCGCGGGCTGTCAAGGCAGGAGACGCGTCTCGTCCACCACTCGTTGGCCAGGCGGGTGTGGGTGTCGTAGAAGAACCCCGAACTTCTGACAGGGTTGCCCAACAGGATCGTCAGCGCATTGTGGCCAGACATCGATCCTGCCGCGGCCTCGAACACCTGCTCGGGCACACCGGACGCCTCGTCTGCGATCAGCATCACGTTGTCGGCGTGGATCCCCTGGAGCGCTTCAGGCTGCTCGGCCCGGCTCGTCCTCGCGGATATGAACGCCTCGGTGGCGCTCGCCTTCAGTTCAATCCTCTCGGCCTTCATCTCGATCAGATCCTGCAAGGCCGGCTGCAGTTCCTTCACCCAGCGCTTCACCTCGGCAAAGAGCGCGTCGTACAACTGCGCACTCGTCGGAGCGGTCACCACCACCTTCACCGGGTAGCGGGTGAGGAAGTACCAGAGCATCGCCCAGGACGCACCCGTCGATTTCCCCACGCCGTGGCCAGACCGGATCGAGATGCGGCGGTGGCCCTTGTTGATCGCGTCGAGCAACTCGATCTGCCAGGGATCGGGCTCGACACCCAACTGCTCGCGGACAAAGCCGACCGGATTGTGCTTGTACTTCGTGATGAAATCGACGAACGGGTTTTCAGTTGCGGGTGTGGTCATATATGTCAATGCCTCTCAGAAACGATTAGAGCCCCGTACAGGGGCTCTGTGGTCTTGGGGGTGGTTGGGTAGGGGGTCATGCCTCAGAGGCCATCCTGCGCATCGCTGCGTGGCCTATGGATAATCCATAGCCAACGAGGAGATGCTGGCGGATCGCCTGCCACGATGCACCGCCTGCGCGTAAATCCAAGATGTCGCGTTTGACAAAGGCGCGCTCTTCGGGCGGTAGGGTCTTCAATGTGGTCTTCATGCTTCGCTCCTTTTCAAAATGCGGCTGACCATCGTGGGCTTCCACGATCCGCGGCGGCTGGGGGTGGGTATGTCTCGGCGGTTTAGTTCGCCCGCGATCGCCGCGAGAGATGCGTGGCCGGCGGCGACGATGTCGTCGATGATCGGCTGGATCAGGCGGGCACGATGGCCAGCGTCCTCGCTCTTGGCCTTGGCGGCGTGCTGGGCGGCGTCGCGTGTCGGCCGGTATCCACGATCACCACCGAGACGAACTCCCCGCTCCTTGGCCGCCTGAAGGGCCGCCTTGGTGCGCTCGGAGATCAGGCCGGCCTCAAGTTGAGCCACGGACGCCAACTGCTGAAGGATGAAGGTGGGCACCGCGCCCTCGCCAAGATTCGGCATGTCGAGAAAGACCACCTGGACGCCGGAGTCGAGGATGGCCCCGACAAAGTTCGCGTTGCGCGCCAGCCTGTCCACCTTGGCCACCACAAGGGTGGCATTCATCAGCCGGCAGTGATCGAGCGCGGCCTTGAGTTCGGGACGGGTGGAGCGCTTGCCGCTTTCGACTTCCTCGAATTCGGCGATTGGTGGCCAGCCCTTGCCGGTGAGGTACTGGCGCACTGCAGCCTGCTGGGCCTCGAGGCCAAGGCCAGACTTGCCCTGCTTGTCCGTGCTGACGCGGTAGTAGGCGACGTATTTCAATTCGATCTCCTGTTGGTTGGTTTTGTGCCGTTGATCGAATTGTAATCCTGTTTGATTCTGCATGCAAAATTTTTTTCTTTGCCTGTGTGAAAAAACAACACCCGGGAGGTGGGGTGTCATGTCGGTGTCTGTGACCCTGCGCTGGATCACCCGCCCCC